GCTATATACGGGTAGGGCTGTTTCTTCTGTTACTGAACCCGCCATCACCTTGACAGAATCTAACGTTATTGCCTATAATAATGACTGGATCGTGCTACAAAGCGTGTAATTTTGTCACACCTATTGACAAAAAGCTGGACTTAGACAGTAAGTAATGGTAAAATAAAGTTCTATGGACATCAATAAGACAAATACAAGAATTTTGCAAGAAGAATCAACCCTAGGCATATATGTTTGGGAAATGCCAGACGGCAGATGGATTGGAGATGATGATGGGAACTTTCTTTCAGTCACGGCCAAAAAAGGAAATAGATCCCTCATCGATGCTTTGGCTAGAGAAGTTCGCTCATACGGCATATATGAAGGCGGGCCTAAGTTTCTTTCCGCTAGGCGGAAAATCTCAGACGAAGAGTTTGATCACCAAAAACAAAGACTTGATTGGGGACTAGTTCCAGATCCTTTGGATATTGGAAACTATAAAGACGAGATGAAAAAAATGGGTGGAAAAAGATGACAAAATATGTAGAAGATGATGACTCTCAAGATATTGTAGTTTCAAACGTGGCGGACTGGATGAAGTTTAATACTCCAAGAGAAGAAACAAGCACTGACCTATTTAAAGTAAGCGGAGAAGAATTAACTAAAATATCAGGATTAAGTCCTGCATTTCGTCGTAAGATGAATCGTGATTTACAAAAAAGATTCCAGGGTATTGATGGAACAGAAACACAACAGAATCTATTACAGCAAGCAGTCACTGGCTATGCAATGTTTGACCTTGTTGAACCCCCATATAACCTAGATTACTTATCAACTATTTATGAAATTTCCCCATATAACTATTCAGCAATTAATGCTAAGGTTTCAAACATTGTTGGCTTAGGCCATGACTTTGTTGAGACAAGAAAAACAATGGAAGCATTTGATAATATTTCAGATGATAAAGCATTAGACAGAGCCCGTAGAAAGTTAAATAGACTACGTCAAGATTTATATGAGTGGCTTGAAAAATGCAACGAAGAAGAAACATTTACAGAAACACTAGTTAAAGCATACACAGACGTCGAAGCAACAGGAAACGGCTACCTTGAAATCGGCAGAACATCTTCTGGAAAGATCGGCTACATAGGCCATATCCCAGCAAAGACTATGCGAATCCGTCGTTTGCGTGATGGGTTTATTCAATTGCTTTACGGCAAGGCAGTATACTTCCGCACCTTCGGAGATCAAGAAACAGAGAACCCAATCGCAGGCGGGCTAGATAGACCTAACGAAATTATTCATTTAAAGAAATACACACCGACAAATAACTACTACGGTATCCCAGATATTGTAGCCTCATCAAATGCTATGGCAGGAAATGAATTTGCTGGCAAGTATAATCTTGACTACTTTGAAAACAAAGCGGTCCCAAGATATATTATTACAGTAAAGGGAGCAAAGCTTTCTACAGAGTCAGAGCGTAAATTGCTTGAGTTTTTCCAAGTTGGACTAAGAGGCAAGAATCACAGATCTTTGTATATTCCCCTTCCTCCAGATTCTCCAGATTCTAAGACTGAATTTAAGATGGAGCCAATTGAGGCAGGCACTCAGGAATCTTCATTTAACGTATATCGCAAATCTAATAGAGATGAAATTCTATTATCTCACCGTGTCCCAATTAATAAAATTGGAACTCCAGAAGGAGTAAATCTAGCGGTAGCCAGAGATGCCGATAAAACATTTAGAGAACAAGTATGTCGCCCAGCCCAAATGAATTTAGAAAAGAAATTAAATAAAATTATTGAAGAAATGACAGATGCTTTAATTCTTAAATTTAATGAGCTTACCTTGACCGATGAAGATACTCAATCTAAAATTGATGAGAGATATTTAAGGATGCAGGTAGTGACCCCTAATGAAATTAGAATTAGAATGGGCATGGTCCCAATTGATGGTGGGGACAAAGTTGTAGAATTAAAACCACAGGCACAGGCAGAGATGAGAGCACAGGCAGGCAAGACCAGAACTAGAGATTCTGAAAGGTCTGCAAATTCCCCCGATATTTCTGGAGAGGGACGAAATGCTCAAGGAGACGGAAGACAAGTCGACTGACCCTGCTCAACCATTATTTGCGTTATAGTCAATAACGCTATAAAATTAAGCATATGAACATTGAAAAATCCCTATGGTCTTCTAATGGCGATAAGATAGTTTTATCGGTCCCATTTACAAAAGTCAACCGTGAAAAGCGTACTGTCTCAGGTTTTGCAACACTAGACAACGTTGATCAAACTGGTGACGTCGTTACTATGGAAGCAAGCGTAAAAGCTTTTGAAAATTTCCGTGGAAACATCCGTGAGATGCATGGATCAAATGCAGTAGGCAAAATGATTTCTTTCAAGCCAGAAACATACTACGATGCAAATTCAAAAGAATTTTATAATGGAGTTTACGTAGAAGCATATGTTTCTAAGGGAGCTCAGGATACTTGGGAAAAAGTTCTAGACGGAACTCTAACAGGATTTTCAATCGGCGGAAAGATTATTGAATCAGACAACGAAGTTAATAAAGCAACTGGCAAGACTACAAGATTCATCAAAGATTATTCATTGATGGAACTTTCAATTGTCGACTCCCCAGCAAACGAGCTTTGCAACATCTTGTCTATATCTAAAATGAACGGCCAACTAATATTTAAAGGAATAGCAACTGAAGTAAAAGCAGAAAACATTTTTTATTGTGCAGACTCAGACTCAGTATTTATTTCAACAGAAGCATCATACGATTCCCCAGTTACAGGAAAGCCTGCAACACTAATTGGATGGGTAGAGTCAAACGATGTTAACAAAGCAAAAGAAATAAACAAGATTCTTGATTTACATAAAAAATCAAGATTGTCCACGCCTGAAACACAAATTGCAAAACAGGCAGACATAGAAGGAGGTAATGAAGTGTCAGAAAACACAGAAAACACAGCAGTCGAAGAGACTGTAGTAGCAGACGCACCAGTTGTTGCTGAAGAAGCACCAGCAGTTGTAGAAGCACCAGTAGAAGACGCTCCTGCCGAAACTCTAGAAAAAGCAGCCGATGTATCAGAAGTTATGGTTGATGAACCTGATTTTGCTAAAATGCTTGGCGACCTTAAGGGATTTTTCTCAGAGACATTGAATAAGGCTTCAGAAGCAAATGCAGTACAGGTTTCAACAATTAAAGATACAGTTGAAACGTTCAGCAAGAGCGTAGATAGCCGAATTTCAGAGTTGGCAGAACAACACACAGCACTTTCAACTGCTGTTGAAAACATCAAGAACACGATTGATGGTGTACAAAAGCGTGTCGATGCAGTAGAATCAGAGACTGCAATTAAGAAGTCCTCAGACCTTGGCGGGTCTCAGGAAGTAATGATCAAAAAATCAAAGTGGAACGGTTCTTTCCTTGGTTCCGTGAACGAAATTTTTAACTAAAAAAAGGTAGGTGAAAATATAAAATGAGTAATGAAAACTTAGAAAAGGCTATCGCTGCAGGTACAACTGCAACAGGTACCTTTGCAGGAACAACAGGCGCAGCTAACACAAGCATCCACACAGGTGGTACTTCTGGCAACGCAGGTCTCCTAAACGCAGAACAATCAGCTCGCTTCCTGGACTACATGTTCGACGCTACCGTAATCGGTAAGGTCGCCCGTACAGTTCGTATGAAGTCAGACACATCTGAGATTGATCGTATGGCCATTGGTGAGAAGCTTATGAAGCTTGCAACCGAAGGTGATAACGACGCCGTAAATGGCGCAGTAACTTTCTCAAAAATCTCTTTGACCACAAAGAAACTCCGCATGGACTGGGAGCTTTCAACAGAGTCTCTAGAAGATAATATCGAAGGTGCAGATCTTGAAGATCATATTGCACGTTTGATGGCAACACAAGCAGGTAATGACATTGAAGATTTGATCCTTAACGGTGATACATCACTTTCAAGCGATGCACTTGACAAGTCATTTGATGGAGCAGTTAAGAAGGCAAAGACCTATGGTCGCGTTGTCGACGCAGCAGGTGCGGGAATTTCTCGTGCAGTGTTTAACTCAGCTCTTAAGGCAC